AAAAGTAGTAGTGGAACCATCTCCACTAAACTCTTGTCTTGTTGGCAAGTTTTCAAATTGATTAACTGGAGTTGATCCAATAAAAGGCATTAAGTTATCTCCATTATACTCGCTACTGTGTCTAAACTATTTGCAGTATTCGATATAACTGCAATTGTATGACCTGCTTCCATAATAACTTTATTACCCGCCATATACTCAAAACTGGAACCACTAGGTATGGGTATATCTTTTGCAAGAAACACACTTTCTGTTGCATGTAATTTTACACTAGCGGTAATTTGACTTGAGGAAGTATTGGCTAATGTTAACCCTATTACAACAGTTGTTGTAGCAGAAGGTGTTGTATATACAAGCATTTCAGCACTGGCAGATGTGCTTAATGAACCATTATATACTTTATTTTTGAAAGTATTAGCCATTTACACCCCCTAACTTACACGTCATCTAATAATGCAACCACTATTGCTTCAGCAGTTGAAGCAGAAGATATAGCATGAATATCTGCTACTGTAGTGTTTGGAAGTCTTGCACAAAAAAATTCATTTGGACCTATTGTTATTCCATCAGTAACTGAACTTGAAGCAGTTCCCGCATCTAAAACTAAATAAATACTTCTGCTATTTGTATCAACATTTTTTACAAATAAAAATTTTACTTTATCACTGGTTGATACTGCTGTTGGTGCAGTGTCGTCATCAACTGCTGTATAATCTAAAAAAGCACCCGCTATTAAATCGGTGCTTGAATTTGATACACTTGTAAGTTTGTAATAGAACTTATCGTTTGCATCAGCAGGTGTTACTGTCATGGTCGATGATAAAGTTTTTCTTATCTCATCGGGTAGGACACTCACCTGAATGGTTGCGATAGCTTCATCTGCCATTTTATTCTCCTATCCTAAAGCTATGGCCAAACTTGTGGCCTCCGCAGCAATTGCTGCATTGTTTGTTAATTGTAACGTATCACCTACACTCGTGACCGCTGCTCCAGATCCTGCACCATTACAAAACACAATATCTACGTTTCCGTTTGCAATTGTAACTGTAGCACCAGAACCTTGTGTTATTATAGCACTTCTTGACCCAGAAAGACTATTTTTTATTATAAAAAATCTTGATGCAGTATTAGGTGCTACTGTAACAGTGTTGTTCCCACCTAAATCTGAACCGCTATCTTTCAAATTTATAACAGAATACATTCCTGTTTGAACATTACTTGAACCAGATGTGGGTGAAGCAACTCTTATTGTTAAATCAGTTGTAGTATCACTTGCGGTTAGATCACCCATTGAAACTAATCTGTCTACAATATTTAAATTAAAATTTGTTATGTCACCCCAGGTACCAGACTTTTCGCCTGATGACATAATTTCCGCACCTAAATTAGTTGAAAAAGAACTTGCCATTTATGCCGCCTCATTTATCTCAACCCAAGTCGGTGTTTGACTTGGTGTTATATTTGTATACTCAGTTGTCACTCCGCTTACACTTACATAGTTAGGTGTTTGACTCGGTACAACATCTTCATATACATTCTCATTTCCAAGACCAGATGTCAATTCAAATCCAGAAACAAGATATTTAGACTCAATAATAACTGATCCAACAGATGTTGTTGCAGTAATTCCAGTTGGAGTTGCTAAAGCTCCCGCAGTAACACTTTCATTACCTAAAGCTGAAGTAGCAGAAACACCAGTAGTGGCGTATTTAGATTCGATTGTTACTGAACCTATTGCACCTGTGCTTGAAACACCAGTTGGAGTTATCAAAGCAGTCCCTACAACAGACTCATTACCAAAACTAACTGTTGCAGTTAAACCTGTTTCGGTAACTAATGCAGAAGCATGAGTTGCTTCATCTCCAAGTGCAGTAGTAGCAGAAACACCAGTAACAGTTACTGGAAGTGAACTATCCCAAGAACCTTCGTTCCACGTGCCTCGCCCCCATCCAGAAATGTTTGACATTTACGCAATCCTAATTATCGCATTACTTGCATCAGCAGTTGGAAATTGTACTGTAAATGTTCCAGATGTTGACGTTTTATTACCGCCAAAATCTAATACAGCAACTGCTTTATTACTATCAGTGCTATTATAAATAAGAGCACCTCTTGCTGTAATAGTTGCAGTAGTAAAACTAATATCCGCAAAATCTGTAAGTGCAGTTGTACCAGAAGTAGAAGGATCAACTCTCGTTAAAGCTCCGCCTCCTGTCACATACGATCCACTAGATGCTATTTCACCCGTTGTAACCAGTGCAGTTGTTGTTGCACCTAATGTTGCAGTTGTAGAAGATTTACCTCCACTACTAATTGCATAAAGTGCTAACTTAAAACTATCTCCACCAGAGTTTTTAAAATTATGTATACCCTCTAACAATTCTTGTTTGAAGCTAGTACACATCGCTTGTGTTATGGCCATTACAATCTCCTTATAATATTTGCTATTTCATTACCACAATTCTTATCAAGAATATTTACAATAGTAGCACGTTCTTCTTTTTTTGCCAATTTAACGTAGTACAATAATATTTGTTTTAAATTATCTTTATAAGCTAACGCTTGTTGCTTAATAGGTTCAGGTGCAGTTTCAGATACCTTACAAATTTTTTCTAATGCTAATTCGGATATTTGTTCATCAGTTAATCCGCCTTCGTTAGAGGTGCTAACATTAACATTTCCGACTTGTGCTACATTAATATTAAACATTATCATGTCTTCCAAATAAAATAGGTATTGGATCTTTAGGCTCTGGCGAAGTTAGTTTGGATTGTCTTGTAACTAACAAATTACCTTGTTCAACAGATTGAACCAGTGGATCTTTTAATCTATGATACCCATAAAGTTTTTCTGCGTCTGGCACACAATTATCTAACAAATTTGAACGATTAGCTATTTCAATCTTAATACCTTTATTAATTGCTATCGCACACCAAAATTCAGTACAAGCTCTACCAGATTCTGCCATGTGTAAATTTTGCATATAACTATAATCAATACCAAATAAATGAACTTTATCTACTTTTTCATGTATCGCCAATGCTATAGCATAAGGCACTGTATTGTTAAAATAACAAAACCCTGTTGATTTAACAACTTGAGACAAAGGATATTCAATTAAATTTTTAACTCTTTTATCTAACTCACAGGTATATATAGGTTTTTTATTAGTTAATAAAAATTCTTTTGCGATTTCAGTCTGTGTTCCCGCATTTTCCGTGTCTAAAAATCTAGATACTGGATCCATCATAATTGTTCTGTCAACGTGCAAAATAGCACCTATACAATTAATACCCCAAACTTCTGTAAATTTTTGAGAGTTTATTCTTGATGCAACAAAATCAGCGTAACTTCCACCGAGTCCAACGATTGCAACTTCTTTCACGTTCTTGGCCTTTCTGGTAATCCTCTTCTATATGCATCGCTATTTTCTCGTGCTTCTGCTAAATCTTTTATTCTAGCTAGAGACTCCATAAATCGAGAATTATATAATTGCATAACATCAGTTTCACCTTTCATGAAAGTGTAAGCTTCAATTAATGAACCATAAAGTAAAGAATTTGGAGCATTTGTGCTTAACCAGGTTGTTCCTGAGTCTCCCGCAGCGGTCAAACTAGACGGACGATAGTAATAATGTAATTCTACGTTATAATCAGCATTAGGTGTAGGAGCTATAATAAAGTTATTAACATCAAAAACAGCATAATATTTAGGTCTACCCGTTGATGCATCTGGATTATATTCTTGTAAAAAATTAACATCTTTTTGAAGTAAAAAAACTTTTGAACTAGAAACCTCTATCGATAAACTAAAAGACGCTAAATAATCAGTTGGAACGGCTAAATACTTGTTACTTGTTGTCATACCACCAGTAACGTTTTTTCTAAAAAACTCTAAATCTACACTTTTTAAAATTCTTTCTTCAGCCGATACAATAAAATCATTTAAATGATTTGTGAAAGTTGTTTCTTGATTTTCAGTATAATCTTTAATAGCAGTTTTTAATGTGGCTAATGTAAAACTCATGATGTACTCACTGTCACTGAACCTAGTTCAGATTGTAAAAAAAGTTTATCTTTATATTTAATCGTTTGCAAATCAAAGATAGGAAACTCAACTGTAGCGTCCATAAACTCAACCCTTGGTTTTGGATTTCTTAAAGCTTGCGGGTCTGGACTTACTCGAATAGGTTCAAGTTGTGGATGTTTTGTTTCGTACTCATCATAACCAACAGTTAATCCATTCCATTCTTTTCTCATGTCTTTTAAGTCATAACGAAAACCAGATCTTTCCGAATATCCAAAGGCTCTTTTGTTACTTGCAAATCTAGCCATTAGACTCTCAAGTATTTAATATCTGGTGTAAGTTTAAGAGGCACTCTATCTTCATCCTCATCACTTGCTCTTTGAAATTCTTCCTCGTACACACTTTTTAAAATTTGTATTCTATCTGGTGCTTTTTTCATAGAAAGATAATAAGCTAATCCCGCTACTAAACAAGGTAAAAAACGGAAAGGTATATCATGTGAGTTTTGCATTGTATCTGCATCTTGTATTCTTCTAACATAATAATAAATTAAACTATCAGAACTTGAATCTGGTGTTGGCCAAAGAATAACAGATGGAGTAACTTTTCTATCAAAATAAAATTGACTTGGTCTTCCGCTTTGAGATTTATTAGGTAAATTTAAATAATCTCCTCTTGACATTTTAGATAAAGTAAAATCGGTTCCACTTCTTCTAATTACAACTTCCAATAAATCTGTGTGATCAGCATTAAAGGTGTAAGACGCAGTGCCAGAAGTCAAAGATTGTGTTGCCTGTTCAACAGTCCAAAGATTTAAACCTCTATTTGCCCATTCAGAAAACATAATATTTAAAGATCTTCTTGCAGTTTTAAGATCGTATCCTGTTTTTGCTTCTAAACCACACCGCTCATACGCTTCTTCGATTGCGTCTGATACGTCTAATTCAAAATCTCTTGACCCAGATGTTGACATTTACGACTTCCTTTTCTTTAAAGATTTAACTCTTCTAGGTTTACCAGCTGGTTGCCCTAGTCTTTTCTTTTGTGCTATCCTACTACGTTTTTCTGTTGTTGTCATCTCTGAAGCAGTTTTAGGTGTTTTTTTAGAAATCTTTTTTGATGGTCTGCAATAAGGAGTACCACGTTTTTCACCTTTTTTACGACCACAAGGTTTGCCCGTGCGAACATCTTTCCAATCTTCTTTAAACCAGCGTTTAAGTGCTAAACCTTTTTTTGTTTTTCTAACTGCCATTATCCGTAAAACGTCTTTTTTCTTCTCATAACTGCACCACAACCTCTTGCAACTTTACCCTTTGACACATTTCCGCCATTTTTAAAGTTCTTTTTGACGTTGCCTTTACTATCTACAGTAAATCTTGGACTACCAATATCTTTTTTCATATTTTTAATAATTTTGTCCAATTCATCCATAGCCACCGCTCTACCTGTAGCCTCTAGCCTCTTTTTAAATTTATTAGAGATCCCACCACCATTAGACATTTTTACAACACCTCCTTCTGCTTTTTTTGATTTATTTCCCCAGTTTTTTGCACCTACTTTTCTACATTTAGCAATTGCTCCACTTGCATAAGCTGATGGAAAAACCTTATATCTAGCTTTTACTTTACGATAACATGCATCTTTTGCCATTAATATCTCCTTTTACTTATTCTCCAACAATCACACATATAAATTGTTTTTTTACATTTATGACATCTTTTAATTGGTTCACCTTTTACTACCTCTCCTTTTTTTAGAGGCACAATGTGCTCTTTCAGAAAACCCACGAGGTCGTTTACAATTGATTTTCCTTTTCCGTTTAACACTCCATTTCCTTTTTTGTGGTGGTTTAGACACTTGTTTTGTCATTTGGGATCTACCCATCACCACTTAACCCACTCCTATAAACAAAAACACTATTGAAATGAGCTGTAATAATACTCCTACAATCAACGCCCATACACGTCTGTCCATTTTATCTATTTGACTTTGCAAATGACTTAAATGATTATTTTCTAGTCTTTTCATAATTTCTTCTAAGACAGACATTCTTTTATCTAAATTATGTAAAAAATCTTTTTCTCTCTTAGTTGCCATTAACACTTCCATCGTCTTCTTGCTTGTCTTAGTCTACTGTTAGGATTTTTAGCTGCTTTTGGGAACTTCTTCATTTGTCCCGCAGAACGAGCACAAAATGATTTACGCCTTTTAGACGCTTTACTTCCTTTTTTAACTTTACCTGTAACAGCAGTTTTTAATTTACTACCAGGATTTTCTCTACGATAACGAGCAACACCCGCTTTAGTCATTCCCGCTCCACTTTTAGTAGAGCGGAAATATTTTTTCGTTTTAGGTGGCTGTTTATCTCTTTTTCTAGCCATAAAACAACCTATGCGTAAAATACTGTTATATTATCCGCAACGTCTAAAGTATATTTAACAGAAGCTCCACTATCAAACAAAACACCTTGAGATGGTATTGTTCTGTCTATAGTTTCATTTGCTGTTCCTATTGTTCTAGATTTAAACAATGTTGTACCACTTTCGGGAGTTCCGTTAATAAATTCAACGTCTCCCGCTGTGCCACCAGATACTACAGACATTCCTTTAAGCCTCACTCTATTAGACCCTTCCACAGCTTGAGCACATATGGATCCCGTGCCGACAGAGACATTTGCTGCATATTGTGCTGAACAAGTAGCTGAAGCAACTGTTAAAAACAAACTAGAACCTGCTACTGTTTCTGCCGAACTTGTCGAAGTGATAACTTCAGTTAAAGAATCTCCAAAAACATCCGTACCAACTACAGTCACTGTTTTTGCATTATCACCAGTTCCTGCGGTCGTTACTGTAACATTTCTAGCAGTACCATTAGCATGTGTAGTGTTGGCCAAAGTAAAGGCTGCCGTTGGTCTCGCTGCTGCCGCTATTCTTGTTGTGCTTGCAGCATTTTCATCACTTATCGTTAATGGTCTTACGTCTGATAGACTCGCCATATTACTCTCCTATAATTAAAGTCTTTCGAAAGAAGTACCAGGAGTTCTTGTAACTGTGATATCCTTTAAGAAAATTTCATCAACTGCTGTACCATTTTTTAGAATAGCTAAATATGGCACAAGAACATCACCATCATCAAATGTAAACGCTGCAGTTGTTGCTGGTGCGGCTAAAGTGCCTGCTCCCGCTACTGCGTTAACAACTAGCTCATATGTTACCACGCCTGCTGAAGATAAATTAACTTTTAATCTTAAATTTTGAGTATCAACTGGAACTGAAGCACCACAATCTGTTGAAGTAGAGGTTCCTGAATTATTCAAATCTGTCTGAATTTCAATGTTAGTATCACCTTGTGCTCCAAAAGCAACGATATCGGTGTATACTAAATCACCCGCTGTCGCTGCGGCAACGGCGGCATTAAAACCAGTAGCAAACTCTTCTGTTTTTCTAAAACCAACAACTATGCAATCAAAGTCTGTATAGTCTGCTGCTTGAAAAGTAGCATCAATAGATCCAGAGTGTGTTCCAACTGTAAATGTATGAGGACCTGTTCCTTGAGCATTTCCACCACATATCATTTGTAATCCAACATTATCTGCGGTTTCACCATCCATAGCAAGATTTAAACCTGCATGAGTTGTAGCTGTATCAGTCGCTGGTACTGTCCCGTCTAACATTGGAGCAGTTCCTGCTGCTGTAAAAGCACCTACCGCAACACAAGATGCGGGATACATCTGTCCTTGTGGACCCACAAATATCATACCAAACTTATCTCCATCCGCTAAAACTCCGATAGCACTATTAGCCATTAAAGTAGTTATAGGTGGAGGACAAGTAATGTAGTTGTATTGAAAAATTGTTGTTGAAGCTGCTGCCGTAATTTGACCAGTGGAACTGATTGAAAGATTTTCTGTAATCGCTCCAGTGGTAGTATTTTTAGTGATTTGTTTAAAACCACCTTCAGATCTGACTGGACCTGTAAAAGTTGTTGTAGCCATGTTAATCTCCTTGTCTTGGCAATTGTCGAAGTTAATTCTTCGTCAAGGTATTTTTATTATACATAAAAAAAAGGCGACTGCAATGAGTCGCCTTAAAAAATCTAATTTATTTTTTATGCACCTTTTGAACCAAAGACACATCTTGGATCGGAAAATCCAAAACTATATCTTTCTCTGGCTTTAAATCTCATGTTACCAGTGTCAAAATCAGCTTCCATTTGAGTTGCTAAAGGCACTCTTTCAAAGTGCATAAAGCCTCTTGGAGCATCTGTTAAAACAAAGAATGCATCAGTGTCAGTTAAAAAGTCATTAACAGTATAGCCTTCTGGAAGCATTCCAGTGGATCTTATAGCATTAACGTCATTATCTGCTGTTGCACTTCTAAGTTGTGATGCCATGAGTCTTTCAGCAACAAACTGAAGTTGACGTGGTATAACAAGTTTTCTACCAGTCAATGCAATTTTTAAACCTCTTTCATCAACAAAACCTGCAATGCTAATTAAAGCATCTTCAAGAGATGTTTCGTTAAGGTCTGCATCAGTTGATGGTTCAT